ACGAGAGAAGCCACAAAAGGTTTATCTAAAAGTATTGAACAGATACAGAACGACGCTTCTGATGTAGCACAGAAAAAAGCACAAGAAAGAAGACGGGAAGCCAGAGAAGCAGAGTTTAGAAAGCAACATGCACTAATCAAAGCTCTTGATGAATGGCAGCGCAAGAAGCAAATCTCTGATGAAGAGGCAAAGTTAAAGATTGATTTTGTAAAGAAGCACGGTGCAAAAGAGTGGGAGTATGTTTTAAAACTCAAGCTCGACATAGAAAACTTGGAGAGAAAAAACAATGAAGACTTTCAACATGATCTTAAAGACGTTAGGCGAGTACAGTTTATGTGCTTTGCACTGGCTGCAATCATTGCCTGGTACCTTACTTGGGGTATTAAATAAATGGAAATCAAAATTCTAGTTTAGATTTTTGCAGTAAACAAAAGCAAGGAATGATTGAAGAAGCACCGTTACCCCCACCACCGCCTGCTATTGTTTACTATCAATGCGTGCGATGGACTTGGACAGGAGATGTGTACAGCAGAAAAGTAACTTGCCTTGAGTGGGTAAAAAAATGATTGATCCAATCACCGCTTTTGCAGCAGCCCAAGCCGCGGTGGCTGGCGTTAAAGCCGCCGTTAATTTATACAAAGAAGCCAAGTCTGTAGGCAGTGACATAGGATCGATAGGGCATGAGATTAGTCGCGGCCTTGGTAAATTCTTTGAAGCACAAGAAGCAGTATGCAAAGCCGGGCAAGACATTGAAGGCAAGGTAATTAAGACAAAGTCGGTTGATGTGCAAGCGTTTGAAAATGTAATGCGTATCAGGCAACTACAGCAATTTGAGCAAGAACTTAAAGAGCTTTTGATTTATCACACTCCAATGGCCGGGTTGTGGGAAGACTTTCAACTTGAGCGTCGTAAGATCAGAGAAGCAAAAGCTGAAGAGGAAAGAGTTGAGCGAAACCGAATTGCAAAAATTGAGAAAGCAAAAAGAAAGCTTGCAGAAGATGTACAGTTTTACGGAATCATTGGTGGATTCATTGTGTTTTCAGTGAGCATGTTTGCCTGGTTCTTTTCTTGGTTGATAGATAACAAGTGAGGTATATATGTCAGAAAATAAATTAGAAGACTTGCCTGTAGAGTCTGCAAAAGAAGTGGCTGGTAAAGCCATTGGTAAACACGGGTTGGTTTACATCACAATCATTGTGGCAATGGGCGTAGGCGCTTCCATTGTTTTAGAAGAAGGCAAGATGGCCGCAGTCATGGGATTGCTTGGCGCATCTCTAACAGCTTTAATTTCAATGCTTAACAGTGTTGCTGGCGCGAATCCAAAACAAGAAAAGCCAGAGTTTGAAATCATGAAAGAATTGATTGCACGTTTAGACGGCATGGCTGATCGCGACCCAATGAGCGTTCAAATTGAAGGTGACAAAATTACGGTTCGCAAGGGCGACAACGAAACAATCATGGGGCGCAAATAAAATGGACACATTACTTACAATACTTAAAAGCGCGGCACCGTTGCTGGCGACCGCAGTTGCCGGCCCGGCAGGCGGCCTTGCCGTTGGCTGGATTGCAGACAAGCTAGGCATCCCTGACTCAACAATTGAAGGCGTTACAAAAGCCCTTACAGGCAATCCAGAGATGACAATGAAGCTTAAAGAGCTTGACCTGGAATACGCTAAGATGGATGCTGCCGACCGTGACTCTGCGCGCCAGGCTTATGCTGCTGTAGCTACATCTGAATCTGCAACAGGCTTTGAAAAAATGGTGGTGCCTGTTCTTGCCCTGGGCGTGGTCGGCCTGGCATTCCTATTGATTGGTGTGTTGATGTTTGTTAACACTCCAGGCGATCAGCAGCAGATTATTATTTTTGCTTTAGGATTTATCACAAGCGCTGCGGGCCAGGTGCTTTCTTTTTATTTTGGTTCAAGCCAAGGCTCAAAGGATAAAACAGAAGAGATCAAAGGGATGCTTAAAAGATGACACAGTTAACAGAACACTTTAGCCTGGAAGAGCTAACGCACACAGATCACCGCGAGTTGGATAACACCCCGACAACGGCAGAAAAGTGTATGATCGATGGCAAGGAAGTTACGGTTAATGCGTACGGCAACATGCTGCGCTTGGCCGTATTTCTGGAAGAGGTTAAAAAGATTCTAGGTGGTAAGCCGGTCATGATTAACAGTGGCTTTAGATCTTTGGCCGTGAACACTGCGGTTGGATCTAAAAATACCAGCGATCATCGACGGGGTTGCGCGGCAGACATCCGTGTACCAGGCATGACGCCTGACCAGGTTGTTCGCGCCATCATTGCAAGCGATTTGCCATACCAACAAGTCATCCGAGAATTTGATCGGTGGACTCATGTGGCTATGGTCACGAATGAAGGCGACGCGCCTAAAAAATCAAAGTTGATTATTGATAAAACAGGCACGCGCCAATTCGTTTAAGTCTCCCTCTTTGCGGCAGTTGCCAGACTCACAAATTCAGTCGCAAAGAGTTTGACCCCAGGCCAAAAACCTGGGGTTTTTTTTACCACTTCGGAGCGCAAGTAACATCGATGACGACCTCGGTTGTGTAGCCATTGATCTTGCGCTTGCCGTACAGCATGACACCACGCAGGCCATTAGTTTCACACTCTCGCACGCCAACAATGACTTCGTTCCTGGTCATTGGTTGTACATGCTTGTCGATGATTAACTCTTGCTCAACTGCCTTCGGCGGGGCGCTTGTTGAAGAGCATGCCGAAAGCAGCCCCAGCAAACAAACTACTAAAAGTAATTTCTTCATGGGACTCCCTTTCTAATTTTCGGTTACGAATCGGTTGCTTCGCTCGAAGGACTCAATGTCCTCCACGCGATAGCGGACTTCTGAATTACGGCCTTCGCCCAGCTTGATATAGGTGGGGCCGGTGTTGGCAACACGCCACTTTCGCAGGGTGTTGTCGGCAATTTTCCAGCGCTCACAGAGTTCCTTCGGTGTCAGTAGCTGCGACATGATTGCCCTCCTGAATAATTTCACCGGTTGACGGTTCTATGACTTCGCCAGAACGATCCGCAATAGACCTCTTTAAACGGGCTATAGGCGCTTTTTGCTCCTCGGGTGGGGGCGTGATATTGATCGGTTCTTTGCGCTCGACCTGGACGAATCCTGATGCCTCGTTGTCTGACTCAAAGACCTGGTCAACGTCGGCACTAGATGGCAAGCGCTTGGCCATGCGACGGATCACAGTCTTCTTGGCCATCTCATCCCACCACTCAACCCAGGGGCCAAACTTGCCGGCCTTGCTGGATGCCCTAACCTTCTCAACGTCGGCCACGCTCATTACCTCACGGTAGATTGCGCCGTCCTTGGTCTTGGCCACAGCGTACACAGCAATTGGCTTGCCGCGGTCGTCACCCAGGAATGGCTTGTGAACGATATTCTCGTTGTCACCTAACTCGTACTCAAAATGATCCTTATCGTACGCCACCTGGGCACTGATGCTGGCCAACTCACCAGAGTTGCGGATCTTTTTCAAGATGCCACCAACCATTGGCATGTACTGGACTTTCTTGCCGTCCTTGGTATTGAAGATGACGGGCGCGGCTTCCCGGCCATCAAGCAGCAAACCATCCTGGGCTGCTTTCATGCAGGCACCAAGCAAGCTGCGGCGGTCGGCCTGGAGTAGATCCGGGTTCATCTGCACCGCGGTAAGGGTGGTGCGAATAAACTTCTCGACCGGGATTTGTGGTGGCAGGGCTGCTGCAAACTCTGGCTGCATCTTGACTAGAGTGCCGCGCATAGCTTCCATTGGTGTGATTTCTGTTCCAGTAGTCATGATTTTTTTCCTTCAGTTAAAAGATCTGATTGCTCGGGGATTGTTGTTGCTACCTCAACGCTTGCGCCTTGGCCCATCATTGCAGCAACGTCAATTGCTTTGGCCACGTCGATCTGATAAAGCTTGCCGGCGATGTGTCGCAATGCTTGCGCTTGACTTGATGCTTGCACCAGGTAGACGTTGCCTGCGCCTGCCACTTTGTAGATGCGTTGTT